CCGCACAAACAACGATCAGCCCCACCATACTGAAGCGAGGTAGTTGTCAAAGCAACACTGCCACGCTGTGACACCTGCATCCCGCCATTGATAATTAGGTTTCGCAGGCCACCGGCTATACCAATAAGTTGCGAACCGTTACCTATGAAAGATGCAGCATCTACATTACCAGTAGTAACTTTTAATAGATTTGTTGTTTTATCAAATGTTAAGTTAGCAGTTGCGCCTGCATTACCTGCATCGTTAAAGATAACTTGAGTATTACTACCTGCTACTGGTCCTGTTGCACCGGTAGCACCTGCACCAGTAGCACCAGTAGCACCAGTAGCGCCTGCACCGGTAGCACCAGTAGCACCTGCGCCAGTAGCACCAGTAGCACCTGCGCCAGTAGCACCAGTAGCACCAAAAGTTGCTAAATTAATACGTTTCCAAATAGTAGAACCGTTATAACTAGTAGCCTGCATATTACCAGTTGAAGAATTACCAATAGCAACTGGATTTCCGGCCGTGCCGTTAAATCCAGTTGCTGATATAGTTATATCAGGACTACTAATGGTTTTAATATAGTAAGTTGTATTTGCAACTATTCCGCTAGTTGAAACATTACCAGAAAATATAATTGGTGCGTTTAATACTAAACTCGTAACATTAGGTAAAGTAATTATGTTACCCGATGAAGAAGTCTGCTCAATACCGGTTTTAGTTACAGTAGTCGCATCATATGCCGCAGAACAAACATATATATAATTTGCATCTACTGCAATATCACCTGCTACATCCCCTTGGAAACCAGTTGGGATAGGACTACGTTGTTGTATCGCAGTTGAGACTCTTGGTCTATTGATCGGAGTGATATACAATGTATTACCGCAATCAACTGTACTTATTAAGTAATTAAGTTCAGTTACACCATATGGTACTGTTATACTCGTTAGTCCACCTATATTAGAAAAGTTCTCTAAGGTAGAAGATCCAGTATTGTTACTTATAATCACATTACTTGAAAACTGTAAAACTGCGGTTGAGTTAGAAACCGACAGATTTAATTGAACATTACTTTGGGTGCCAGTTGGTGCCCAACTTCCAAAATTAATTACAGTGTTAGCCGCAACTGTTCCATATTGTACATCACCTAAAGATACATCAACTAAAACTGTATTAGATAATGCATTACCTAAGTTATAAGTAGTGGATCTAAAACCACGTACACTTGCATTACTGATAAGTGTATTAGCCATGTTGTTATTAACGGTAGTGCCGCTAAGTGCTTGCTTTACTACTACGTTGTTTTGCAAGTCTGTTATTTCAGTAGCTGCTGTGTTTAAGTTGGTTACTATAGAGGCAAAATTATCTCTGAACCCTTGACTGTTATTATTAACACCGGGGACAGGATAATTTACATTAATTGGATTTGTGTTTATAGAACTCATTTTTTATTCCGTTATATCTATTTAGTATTTATTATTTCATGAAATTGCAAAACAATTTATTATTGGGTTTCATCAGGAAGTATGGTTTCTCTAGGGAATAACACATAAAAATCTTGACTATTTAACGGATTGGGTACTGGAGTAGCACTAGGTAATCCTACCCACGCTGGTGGAGTAAGATTATTTTCCCAGTCATATGTTGTACTCTTATCAACTGTAAATCTGTCTATATTAAAGTTAATTTGATTTAATTTATATGCCCAATCGTTATTTATATTATTTTTAATAGTTGTAGCAAATCCAGGTTTTGTGTAGCAAATTACCCAAGCCTGAGTATAACCCAATGTACTACCATTTGGTTGTTGACTTGTCATCCATAATGGTAATAATGTACTGTTGTAAACTTGTCCCAACACTTGACCAACCCGATTACGCATGTTATATAAACTATTTGGATATAATACTCTAGCAAAACCTGGAGTTAAACTTGTGAAATAAGATTGATCCATCACATCAATATAACTTGTAAAAATATTAGTAACACTAGAATACCATGGACCTAACCCTAAATTAATAGGATATGGCCAATAAATTTCACTTTCTATGCTTATTCCTTTTGAGTTTACTAAATTATCTATAACTTCGCTGTATACTACCTCATATATAATGTCACCGTTGTTATCTCTAGCAACTGCTGTTTTTAATTCACCTAAGGTTATATTTCTCCAATAATGATTTTGTGTTACTGCTGCAATATATTCTTGTAAATTACTAGCATATATGCCAAATGCATGTTGATATATTACACTTGTTGCTTTACCAAAATAAATGTCATTTGGTCTGTATAATGATGCTTCTGGAATTAAAACATCATCATCTAATAAAGTTTTTAATATCTGTCTATCATGTATACTAGGTGCTGCTTCAATATAAAGAATATCAGTAGGTTGTCCATATTCTTGATATACGGTTAAGTTAAATGTTTTACTAGCTTGTATTATATTGAAAGTAGTAGAAAATGCTTGCACGGTAAAAGAAAACTCAGTACTAGTTCCAACTGACAGTAATTCTTCAAGAGGTTGACTAGCTACAACTCCCGTTATTTCACCGTTAGACAATAATATTAAATTAGGCGGTAATGATCCAGAGGTAATTCTATATTCTAAATCTACATCACTCACCGCTGATACTTGTAATGTACTTACTGTTTCGTTATATATTATGCCTAAATCTGACGGTGTTGTCCAGGCAATTTCTCCAGTAACGTCTAACCTTAATATAAATCCAAAATTGAATATAGGTGATGTAATAGACAAAGAGTCTGTTTTAACTACTTGTGCAGTAAATGTATAGCTGTTGATACCTGGTAACGCTAGTGCAGGAGTTCCTGTTAGCCAACCAGTGACAGAATTAAATGTTATACCCAATGGTAATCCAGAACATATATATTGAATATCATTCCCATCAAAATCATATCCAATCAATTTGAATGAAAAAAAGTTATCGCTTAAAAAAGTACCCATTTGAGCATTTTCACTTGGCGCAACTGGTGGTAATACATAATATCCGTGATATGGATCAACGTCAGTTACCTGAATAGTTAATGGCCTTGTATTTAATAACGTAGGATTTCTAGTATTAGGAGAGTTAGTTAAGGCTTGATTAAGCACAGTAATAGAATATGTCTGTATATCATTACCCAATGGGCTTACCAGTTGCAATGCAAAATTATATGTTCTTGCAATAGGGTCACCGCTAGACACTGCGGAGAAAGTAATGGTCATCTCACCCGTAGCAGTTATAAGAGGAATTGTATCTCCATTTTGAGTTATTGAAATACTGAATGAATTAGATACCGCATCAATATACTTTACATAATATGTTACACCGGCTTCAATTCCACCTATTGGAGATGTGAATGTAACTGGGCGACCTAGTATTACACCAGCTAACGATAACGAACATGTTATATAATCTGTTGTTGAATCAGTTGATAAACCAGATGCAGTTATCAACGACAAATTCACGCTTATGATAGGTGGATTAGGGTAACCTTGTAATAATCCATTAGAAGCAAGTTCTATTCCAGGTGGTAATACTCCTTGTTGTAATTTTATTTCAACTGGATTATTAACATCAGGATTTGAATATTGTATTTGTATTTGAGTCCAAATACTGTCTTGATTGTTTATTAATTCACCAGATGGTGTAGTGAATTGCGGAACGGTAGTGCCACCTACTGTAATAGTAAATGTTCTATCACGTAAATTATTTAAATTATCAGTGGCCCTTACTGTAAATGCACTAATAGTATTTTCAATAACTAATGAAGGTGTGCCACTTATTAAACCTGTAGTTTGATTTAATGATAACCCGTCAGGAAAATCACCTGCTAATACAGTATAAGTGACGCTAGTAGCGGGTGATACAGGTGTTGCCACCAATAGATACGACATTGGATATCCATATGGAGAATTTGCTATAGAACCTGCAGCGGTAGTCCAAATTGGTTGTGACATATTATGTTGTTAAGTAATGCATTGCTAATTCAAAATGATGCTTTCTATCTTCTAATCCAATAGTTCCGCCATTGATACGCTTAGTTAATGTTACAAAATCACCACTATCACAGTATTGATTTAGTT